TTGAACCTTATCGCCATACATAATGAAATAGCCTTGATTCTTAGCAGGATTTAAACCTTGTACAACCATGTCCATTAAGGCGTTTGCTATGCTGGTTGAAGTTGCAAATTCCAGCGCTGGTTTATAACCATCTTTTTTAGATCCTTTTAATTCTTGCAGTTGTAACATTGCTGACTTCATTGCATTCTCAGGCGAATAGTTTGCAGGAAACTGTAAATCTCCTTGTGCTTCTAATGTCTTAACTCTAGATAGAACGTTGTCGCCCATTTTATTGTTTTTTAATAGTAATTCATTCGTCATTTTATATAGTCTCCATTCTTAATTTTTTATCTTGTTCATTTACTATCAATTGAATTTGTTGTGATTCTGTTTTGATAAGCTCTGTTACTGATTCAGCATTATCAATAAATATTGGTGCTGTAACTTTAAAATGTTTTGACAGTGTATTGATGATATCTAAGCCAACATTAATTCTTGAGGCGTTATTTAAACCGCTGTCGTATTCGACGCCGTTAACCGTTGTGGAACATGTTTCTTCTAATTCGCCGTTAACTAAGGTATTGAATAACTTAAATTCAGCAATATCAAATTCGTTATTGATATTTTCAGTAAGCATTTTGACTTTTGTTGTTGTAAATTCTTTTAAGATATAAAGGTCATGTGAATACTTTTCTTTTTCATCCAATAATCTGTCTTCTTCATTTCTTAATTCAGAAATAACATCATCTAGATGTTTATTTGATTTTTCGATTGATCTTGACACTTCAATTTCTGATTTTTCTTGAGTAAGTTCGCTTATTTTGTCATCTATTCCTGAAACTTTATCTTGAATAGTTTTCCTGATGTTAGAGCGTTTTTGATTAATCTCATTTATCTCTAACATTACTGCTTTGTATTCGTCAGTTTGCGTAACGTCAACGTGAGTCGTTTTCAACTTATTAATTTTGTTTTGTATTCTTGCTGAACGCTCTTCTGCTTCGTTGATTTTAATTTGAAGATTATTATTGTCATCCTCTAACTTCTCGATGATTGGCTTTATTTTCTTGCCTTCTGAAATAATGTGATTGATAGATGTTTGTATTGTTTCTAATTCTTTCGATTTTTTTACATTGAATTTCTGTAAAGCTTTTTCTCTTGCCTCATTCACTTGTTCAGTTGGTAACTGTTGACCACAACAACTACATACATTGTCATCAAGATGTTCAAATTTTTGATTTTTAGATTTTTCTAAATCACTTTTTAGTCCTTTGTGATTTTCCAATAATTGATTACGTCTATTTTCTTCATGTGTGATTTGTTGTTTGTTTTGCTTTAATCTCGTTTTAAGGTTTGCTACCGTTCCATTTTCAACGTGTAATTCATTTGTTAAAGCATGGATTTTGTTCTCATTACTTGCGCTGTTATTGTCTTCTATGCGTTTCAATTCTGATTGTTTATCAGCTAATTGATTACGCAAATTAATTTCTTCCTTACCGTTTTGAATATCTATACGCTCATTTTCAAGTTGCTCAATTTCTTGTTTGATAATTGCGTATCTATCGTTATCGAATTCTGGTACATCCTGCTTATTTTGTTGTGTTTGGTTAATACGTATCGGAATATCTTTGATATCTTTGTTAATCTGTTTTATCTTGTCCGTAAGAATCTTTTTCTTTGTTTCAATTTCATGATCTCCAAGAATATTATTTAATTCTTTAAAATCATCATTTGTTTTAATGACATCCTCATCATTGATTGGTTTAGCAATTTCAAACAACAAACTTCTTCGCTTCTTCCAATCTAGTAAGTTAAATGCTTGAGGGTTCGTAATTAACTTGAATACATCTTCATCAATCAGTTCATCAATACGAGCTTTATAATCCTTTACTTTTATTGATTCATCATTGATATATTGTTTCTTCGTTCGACTTCGTGAGTATTCCTTGCGATTCGTTTTTTGATTTATTGTGTATTTAGGATGTGACTCTTTTTTAAAAGTCGTAATTTTTCCGTCGATTTCAAATTCTGCGAAAACAGTCGGAATTAACTCATAATTTTCTGCGTTTTTTTCGTTTAAAGGTACAGGGTTAAATGATTTGGTTGATCCGTCCAAACCTTTATCGAAAAGCAGCCATTGTAATGCGGTTGCTGTTGTAGTCTTACCAGTCGCATTATTGCCGTATATTTTTGCATCTTTACCGTCAAAGTTAAATGTTACTTCTTTGATTCCAGCAAAGTTCGATATAGTTAACTTATTTATTTTCATATCTTTCCTCATGCTCCTTTTTTAATCTTCCGATGACCTCTTAGCACCTCGATAATTAAATTTTTTATTCGTTCATGGCTGTCTGGATTGATTTCATGTATCTGCACAAGCTTATTGTTTGTTTTGTAACTGTCGTGATAGTGCAAGAAATTAATCGATAAGTATCCGTGATGATTACGTTCAATTTCCAATAATGCTCGTTGGTTTGACAAAGTATATTCGTCGAATAACGTCTTAAAAATATTCAATATATTTCTTTCTGTATCTCTCATGCTTATACCTACCATTTCATGACTAAGTTAATTAGTCTGTCCTGTTCATCTGTGTTATTTTCAATCCATTCATAAATACTTTGTTTCAAAATATCTAAAGCTGTGTATAGATCGTTCTCGTCAGAAACTAGTAGCCCGTCAATTGAATTTCCTTCATGATCTAAAACGACTATTTCGACACTATATGCTCGCTTCTTAACTCTTAATTGAAAATCAAAGCCATCTACATTAAATATTTTTCGACATACGTCACCCGTTTTGTAATACATTGTTTTAGTCCTCCTTGTCGTCATCTATACCGAGAATTTTTTGTGATTTACACATTTGGAGAACATTGACAATATCTTTATAACTCTTAGTGCTATCCAATAAGTAAGCAAGATCAAAAGTATGACCAATCACAGAACTTGAACCTGCTAAATAATCTCCGTCGATAACTCCTATTGATGAGAAAAGCAAAATATCAAATTTACTTTCTCCCTTAATTTCTTTCGCTAATTCATACAATTCTGCCGTTTTTTCAGATAATAAGTCTTTTATTTCTTCCTGCGTCATGTCTTTATAATTTTTAGTCATGGTTGACTTCCTCCGTTTTTCGTTTTATATTTAACTTGAATTTTATTTCTTAAATGTTTGTTACTGTTACTTGTTGGCGCAAGTAGCAGTTTTTTTATTCTTCATAAAAGTATTCCTTATAGAATATGAATGTTGCGATACTTGCGAATCCTGCAATTGACCATGCTGTAGTGAAGTATAGAAACGGCATAAGTACAATCGCTAAGACTGTGAAGCATAGTACTGCTACTAGGTAGCTTTTATAAGTTTTACTCATTTGTTGTGCCCTCCTTTGTAAATCTCATTAAAATGTTCATCTACAAACTTATGCATCCTTCTTGCGTTAAACCTCCAACGATTAAAATTCTCATCAGGATAATGTACGATACCTTGTGCTCTTAACTCTTTTTCGAGTCTAGGGTGAAATAATAACCTGTCTTTGATTGTTTCATCAGATGCAATTTTTAATTTCTTCTTTAAGTCGCTCATGTTCCATACAGGGTCTAATGAGTAAGCTATTAACTCTTCATATTCATCTTTTGTGATAAGCACGTGTGTTTCAGGTATTGGAACTGTTACGTTTAAAATATGTGGCATTTCTATCTTTCCTTTCGTGTATAATGTTGTTATCAACCTAAGGTAGTGATAAGTATGAAATTAGATCATGATTGTGTTAGACATCTTTTGTTAGAAATTGAAACTAATAAAAAGATTGGTGAACCGCTCACCGAATACAATTTCAAAGATAATGTTGTATTTGGAAAATATGATTTTGAAACTGTAATGTATGCATTATTAAAACTGGAAGAAGCAAAGTATGTTAGTGTTAAATTCGGTTGGGAAGATGGACATATTTATGGTTATACAATTAACGATATAACTTGGTCAGGGCATGAATTTTTAGATAATATCCGAGACAATCACACTTGGAAAGAAGTTAAAAAAGTCGCAAACAAAACCACTAGTATGTCCGTAACATTGCTAAGCAAATTAGCTTTTAATTATCTAACACAAAAATTTAATCTAACTTAAATTCTTTTCCATCTATTAATCCATAAAAGTTATTTTTTAAATGCGGATGTCTTTCAAGCGTCATTTCAATAAAACGCTGGTCTATCATTAAGTCGTAGCCATCGTTGTATTGAATATTAACGGGTCGTCTATTACCTTCTTCGTCATAGTAGTAATAGATGACTTTTTTGTTTTGAGCTTGCATTGTTCGTTCCTCCTATTAAGTTGTTTGTTTTTCTCCTAAAAACTTATTAACAAAGTATTGTTGTCCTTTGCCTGTTACTTTTGGCGTCTTACTAATTGATGTGTGACCGTCCGAATGTGTGATTGATGTTTCTTTAATTTCGAATAACTCACGTTCCATTGAATACTGTGTAGGCATGTTATAATCCACACCCTTGCGTTTAATAAGGAATCCGTTTTGACGTAACCACTCAAACAATCTGCGTTGCCCGATGTTTATACCGTTTTGTTTAATGATCTTTGCTAACTCTCCAACTAAAATTGATGTCTTAGTAGTAGCTACTGCATCTGCAAATACAATTTTTGGTTTATCACGTTCAATCTTTGTTTCTAATTGATTGATTGTGTTGTTAGCAATTTTTAAAGCACGTTGCATAATCATTTCTGGACTGTTCCATGCTTTTTCAACTTGGATGAAATATTGTCTTGCACGTTTACCGGGTTCACTACGTTGAATCATTGCGATTTCTTTTGCAGTGTCTAGTGTTAGTGCGTGGTCTAAATAATTAATAGCGTTACCTTGAGCTGTTACTCTTTTTTGAGTAAGAGCTGTATAATCAATTTTTTCTTCAAAGCCATAATTAATCATTCTTTCAAACCAATCGTTATATCTTGTCTTAACTTCTAATGCTTGATGAAGTTCTCGACCACTGATTGCGATTTCTCCATTTTCTTTTTCTTGTATGTTGAACATTTCTCCGATGTTCGATTTTGTTTGTAATGCTTGCATAATGTTTATGCTCCTTTCGTGTATAATTTATTTATCGCTACTGCGATGGTGGGTGGTGATAAGATTGAAAACTAACTATAACTTTAGTATCAATGTTAGAAATGCCGGTAAGTTTGAAGAAACACCATGTGAATTTGTAGATGGTAGCAAAGGTGTTCGATTAGCTTACGAAAATGGTTTGGTCGTAACAATCCACGTTAACGGCAATAATATTGATATACGTTCAAGTCACCTATTAATTTTGGTTGATGAAAACCCTTTAACTTTTGATGTTGATATGAATACAAAAAATCCTAAATAATTTTTTTACCATCAACAGTTAAAGACAATGTATTTTTATTTTGGAGATGTAAGAGGTCTATTGTCGTTAGTAATTCCTCTTCGCTCCATTTTTCTTTTTCTGCTAGTTCGATGATTTTTACTGCTATTTCATGAATCTTTTTTAAGTCTTGCATTTGTTTTCCTCCTATTAAGATGTTTGTTTAAATTTCAAATTGGCTAATATCTACACCGTATTTAATCGCCATACTCTTAATCACTGAAATGTATATCTCAACCAATCTAGGTTCATCAGTAATCACATCTAATTTTGACAACTTGTTAATCTGGGTTTTCGTTGCACCATTCGCTAGCATTTTGCCTTTGCGGTTCTGCATACGAATTTTTAAATTACAGCGTCCTTTTTCTTCTAAAGCTTTATATGCTTCAGACTTAACTTTCTGGTGCATTGCTCCGCCACCTAAATGTTGTGCAATCGCAGATAACATTTTGTTTGTGTCGTTACGCCAGTTTTTCGTTTCAATACCGACAATGTGACGAATGCCTGTGATTTCTTGTTGCATTTGTTTGTTAAACTGTTCTTGGTCTTTTTGTGCTTTGAACATCATCTCTAATGCTTGCATTGGTGTTTGTGGTACATTAAGCTGTGCTTGTTGTTTAATGTATTCATCCATTTTATGAAATGCATCAACATAAGTTGCAGTAAACAAAATGCCTTTACTACCTGTCATCTTGTTTGCTACTATGTCGCAACCTTTTTTGGTTAGTAGGTAACAAGGTTGTACTTTGTTTTGTGAATTAACATAGGTGCTTTCTTCAAAGAAATTATGACTACTCAATTTTGAGGAGTCCTCTAAAACCTTGATATAACCTTTAATGTCTCTTACTAAATTGTCGTGTCGCTTTCCTATCATTTCCGCAACTTCTCTACTGTCTACATAATGTGTTTCGTTCTGTTCTACTATTTGTAATGCTTGCATTTCAGTTTCCTCCTTAAGTTAAAACTTTCTTTTTGCGTAAGTCTTCGTTAAAAAAAATATCTCTTCCTTCTTGAGGTGTCAATTCTAACGCAAAATAAATACCATTTATTACCGGGTACGACGGTTTCGTTCTCCCGTGAATCATATTAGATAAAGTATCTCTATTAACACCAATTTCTTCAGAAAGGGTTTTGATGTTATGTTCTTTCAAAGCCATTTTAGATTTCAAAAGTTTAGCATCTATAGGCATTTCTTTTCACCACCTTTCGTATTACGTAAGTAATCTTATCATGATGTTACGAAAGAGGTCAAGCACTTTACGAAAGTTTTTTAGAAAAATATTGCAAATGCCGAAAGTTTTCCTTATAATAGAACTATCAAGTAAAAGGAGCTGTATTACGATGTGCTTTTCAAAAAGAATGAAACAATCAAGAGAAAAACAAGGTATGACTTTGGCCGAACTAGGAAGAAAAATTGGTAAAACTGAAGCTACTGTACAGCGTTATGAAAGCGGAAATATCAAAAATTTAAAAAACGATACTATAGAAAGTATAGCTACTGCATTAAATGTTAATCCTGCATATTTAATGGGGTGGGTTGAAGAAAACGATGATGAAGTACAACATCGTGCAGCTCACCTTGAAGGAGAATTGACAGATGATGAATGGCAAAGAGTTTTAGATTATGCAGATTATATAAGAAGCAAACGTAAGTAAAGGATGTATCAGATGGGATTATATGAAGAAACTTTAATACAACATGATTATATTGAAATAAGAGAGGCTGATGTGCTTCCAGATAATTTGGATGGGGTATGGTTAGGAGATTTAATTTTAATAAAGCGTGGCTTATCAGATAGAGAAAAGGCAGGAATTCTCTTTGAAGAATTAGCACATAATAAACTTACATACGGTGATATAGCCGATTACTCGAAATTCAACAATCGCAAGTTCGAAAATTACGCAAGGCGACACGGCTTTATCTCAGCAGTCCCGTTACGCGAAATTGTGGAAGCTTACAATTATGGTGTACGTAACTTGTATGAGTTGTCTGAGTATCTGCAATTGAGTGAAGAATACATATTAGAAGTAATAGAACAATATAAGAAGATATACGGTATTGGAACTCACTATGGCGAGTATTCGATTACATTTGAGCCGTTGAGAGTTTTTAAATATAAAGAAATATGAGAAAAGGAGTCGTATAAAAGATGAATCAAGTTCCTAATGATAAGTTAACAGTTAAAGAGTCTTGGACTGCCGGAGAAATATCATATTCAAAAGAAACAGTAGATAAAATTGAAAATAGTATAAAAATTAGATTTCTTAGTTAAATCGCTTGAACTACACTCTCTTTGATGGTATATTACATATATACAAAACAAGCCGCTGAAATATTTGCGGCAAGCTTCAAATTAGACAAGTCGCTGAAATATTTGCGACATGAGAGGGTGCATCTGCGCTCTCTCTTTTTTTATACAATTTTCACGGGTAGCCCGCCTACCCTTATTATTTTTTGCCAATTTTGAGGAGGGAGCACATGAAAGTAGCAATTTATACTAGAGTGAGTACACTTGAACAAAAAGAAAAAGGACACTCTATCGAAGAACAAGAAAGAAAATTAAGAGCTTACAGCGACATAAACGACTGGAAAATTCATAAAGTATATACTGACGCTGGATACTCCGGAGCTAAAAAAGACAGACCCGCTTTACAAGAAATGTTGAATGAAATAGATAATTTTGATTTGGTTTTAGTCTATAAACTAGATCGATTAACTCGAAGTGTTAAAGACTTACTAGAGATACTAGAATTGTTTGAGAATAAAAACGTGTTGTTTAGGAGCGCAACAGAAGTATATGACACAACTTCTGCTATGGGACGTTTGTTCGTAACATTAGTAGGTGCTATGGCAGAGTGGGAGCGTACTACAATTCAAGAGCGTACTGCAATGGGTCGACGCGCATCAGCTAGAAAAGGGTTAGCTAAAACTGTCCCTCCTTTCTATTACGACAGAGTAAACGATAAATTTGTGCCTAATGAATATAAAAAAGTATTACGATTTGCAGTAGAAGAAGCGAAAAAAGGTACTAGTTTAAGAGAAATAACTATAAAATTGAACAACTCTAAATACAAAGCACCCTTAGGTAAAAACTGGCACAGATCAGTTATAGGCAATGCTCTAACGAGTCCGGTAGCTAGAGGTCATCTTGTTTTCGGTGACATATTCGTCGAAAACACCCACGAAGCTATTATAAGTGAAGAAGAATACGAAGAAATAAAATTAAGGATAAGTGAAAAAACTAACTCTACAATCGTAAAACATAACGCTATTTTCAGAAGTAAACTATTATGTCCAAACTGTAACCAGAAATTGACTTTAAACACAGTCAAGCATACGCCTAAAAATAAAGAAGTTTGGTATTCTAAACTATACTTTTGTTCTAACTGCAAAAATACTAAAAATAAAAATGCATGTAACATCGACGAAGGCGAGGTTTTAAAACAATTTTACAATTATCTAAAACAATTTGATTTAACATCATATAAAATCGAAAACCAACCTAAAGAAATAGAAGATGTCGGCATCGATATTGAAAAGTTGCGAAAAGAACGCGCTAGATGTCAAACACTTTTTATAGAAGGTATGATGGATAAGGATGAAGCTTTTCCAATAATAAGTCGTATTGACAAAGAAATACATGAGTATGAAAAGCGCAAGGATAATGATAAGGGTAAGACTTTTAACTATGAGAAGATTAAAAATTTCAAGTATTCATTGCTAAACGGCTGGGAATTAATGGAAGATGAGTTAAAAACTGAATTCATAAAGATGGCAATCAAAAACATTCATTTTGAATATGTAAAAGGAATTAAAGGGAAGCGCCAGAACTCATTGAAGATTACGGGTATAGAGTTTTATTAA